ACGAAGACGTCGGCAGCCGCATGATGAAGGAACTTGCCTTCTCCGCCCGGCAGACCGAAGAGTACATCGCTCACGCCCCGCTGCAGGTTGCCACCGACGCGGTCAACGGCCTTCGCGCCGACGGCGTTCCGCTCGGTTCGGCTTCCCACCCGACTGCCACCGGCCTGCAGTCCAACTTGCTGGTGTCCGCCAACGTTTCGGAACTCGCTTTCGAAAACGCGGTCATTCAGATTTCGTACACCCGCAACGGGCGCGGCTTCATTATCAACACCCAGCCGAAGCGGGTTATTCTGTCGCCGGAAAGCGGCCCGGAGACACGGCGTATTCTGGGTTCGCCGCTGCAGTGGAACGCACAGACAAACAACATCAACGTGCTGCGCGCCACCGGAGCGCTGCCCGAAGTTGTCGAAACCCCGTACCTTGTCGACAAGGACAATTATTTCATCCAGACGTCAGAACAGATGAAAGACAACGGGCAGGGCTTCACGTTCTGGGAACGCTCCGCAGTCGAAACCCGCGAAGATAGCAACTGGAGCAACCAAGCGTCGCTCATTGCGCTTTGGTTCCGGTGCGCCGCTTCCATCGTGGATTTCCGTTCGGTCTATGTTTCGCCCGGCGCCGACGGCGTCTAGCCAACGCTTCGGAAGCATGCTAGGAAACTGACGGCGGGATTTCCTATCCGGGTCCCGCTGACGTTTCCTCCCTAGACTTCACGGCCCCGGGTGCCTGTTCCCGGGGCCGCTTTTTGTCTTACGCAGCTTTTGCCATCGGTGGCAGCCAGTCGGGCGGGGGCGCCAGCTCCACCCCAGGCGCGAGCCGGGAGCCGTTGGGGCGGCGAAAGTCAATCACCGACAGAAGCGCCTTGCCGGCATCTTCGGCTTTCGGACGCGGCCCTACGGCCCGCGCAGCGGCATCTATGCGCGGCCACCCCAGTTCCACCAGCCGCTTGCCGTGGTCGCGCAAAGAAGGGTAGTTGTGCACCAGCCACACGAAGCCCAGTGTTGCGTGCTCCGTCACCAGCGCGTTAGGCGGTGCCAGCCCGGCGATTAGCTCCAAAGCGCTATTCAGTTCGGCCGGCGGCACTGGCGTGGCGCGTTTGGCATAGCTCGGACTGCCGTGCCCGTAGAGTGATTTCAGCGCCCCGATACACGCCAGCTTCGGCACCGCAAATTCCTGCTTTGCCGTGTTCGCGTCAACGATCGCCAACCCCGCCCGCTGCACCAGCTTGTTAAGTTCCACGGCTTCTTCGTCGCCGGCCGCGACTTCCGCCATGAACAGCATCCCCTGCGGCACCTTCCGAATGCGGGTGTTGCACGCCAGAAAGATTTCAATCTCGCGCTTACGGTCGTGCACGTTGTAAATGTCGCACGGGACGAACAGCTTGCCTGCCCGCTGCGCGCCTTCCCAGCGGTGACGTCCGTCGACAATGAACAGGGCGCCGTTGGCTCTTCGCACGACGCGGAGCCGGCCGAACACGGTTAAATCGAAATTGTTTCCGATATCCCGAATAAGGCGCGGATTGCGCGGCGCCAGCGCTTGATACGTTGTGTCGATATTCAACGAAGCAACCGGCACGCTTGTGGGCTCCGGCACTTCATCAATAACGACAATCGGTTTAGCTTCCCAAGGGAAAATTGCGGTACCCATCTGTACACCTCCGTTTGTTGACCCCTGCATCTGTACAAATACGGTTAGTCGGTGAATATGTCAAGCGTGTGGCAAAAACACCCTTGACTTGTGGCGACAAATCACGGCAAGTCCGGCGCCCAATAGTGAGCAATTTTATACATAGGGGGTCTACATGTCGGGGTATTGCTGGGCCAAAACACCAGACGGGGCACTATTTGTGCTTCTCATAGCGGACGGGAGGGGCTTTGTTCCCGGCGTGGAAGGTGCTATAGATTTGCAAGAAATCGACATTTTGGAACCCGTGCAATGGCCGGCGCCCACCGCACCGCTAAACCTTCCTTCAAATCCGCCGAATTGTGGGGCGCGTGCAGCCGGTGCGGCGCGCGAGTGCGTTATTCTACCCTTCGCCGCGAGCGCTTGACCGGGCTTCTGGTCTGCAGCTCCGCTTCCGGGCGGCCGGTAAACCCGTGCTGGGACCCGTGGCCGCCGGTCTATGATTTCCAGGCGTTCCCCGATAGGTCCATGGACCCGCCCCCGGAGCCGCTACCCATGCGGACGGGGCTGGATGCCATCTGGAGCAACGGCCCGGAAAGCGGCACCACCCAGGTTTTCGCCAACGCCCCGGCGCCCGCGCCCGACGACGCCACGCGGCTGGCCGCCCTGCTTATGACGGTTCCTTACTATTCCAGCCTAGGCAAATCGGCCGCGTTCATGGGGCCAAACCCGACGGTGAAGCAAACCATAATCGACGTCACCACGATTGTGACCGCGAATTATGACGGCACGTTTATCCCGTCCGGCTCCGTCCGTACAGTGACGCCGCCCGACGAAGCCACCGAACTGGCTGACGTTTCGAAAACAGACAAAGACGTGTCAGATACTCTTTGGTCGCCGCCCTGGGCTGCGGTGAAAGGTGTCTAGCATGCTGACAAAAACATTTCTCGCCGTGCTTACCTGGGGACTGTTTCTTGCCGTTGCAATCTACTTCACAGCCGCGCTGGTGCTGTACGGACGGATTAGGGGCTATATATGACGACTGCGGCGGAACTGATAACGAGAGCGCTTCACCTGTTCGGCATCCTTGACCAGACAGAAGAGCCGCAACCGGCGGATATCGAAAACAACGTCAAGGTGCTCAACGATCTGTTGCGCGCCGAACTGGCGGACGGTGCCGCGCAGTACCTTATGGGCATGACAAAGCCGACGCTGCCGGCCGGCGCGCAAGGGCAAATCTATACGTTCAATGTCGGCACGGCGAACCCCAACTACGCGGTGCAAGTCGACGCCATCGCCATCAAAGCAATATGGTTGAACGATATCAATTTGACGGTGAACCGCGAAACACGCGTTGGGCCGAAAGCTGACGTTGTCCGAACGACGTTCCCAGGCATCATTACAAAGTGGCACCAGGAACGGCAGGCGGACGGCTCCGTGCTTGTCACCGCATGGCAGCCGCCCAACCGCGCGGTGCCGGCGCTAATCGAGTATGGCGGGCGCCTGCCGGCGATCACAGCGACGGACGGCAGCGACACCGTGGCCATGCCACCGGAGGGCATCCACGACGCAACGCTGTTACTGGGGCGTCGTATCTTCTCCAGCTACGGCAAGAGCGCGAACGACATTGCGGTTATCCTGGGCGACGCCGAAGCGGTGAACAAGCGCTGGCGTGACTGGGCGCACGGGCAGCAATGGCTTCGGTTTGTGAGGGCATAGAATGCCGCCTCTTGACGTACTGGGCTCATTTCAGGACCCGCTAAACCTTGACGAAGGCGCCGGCAAGCTGGTGAACGTGCGCGTTGTGCCGCGCGAAATGAAAGAGGGCAAGCCAGCTAAGGTCCGATTGATCGGCGCCCCCGGGCTGCCGCAAGTCTGCAAGCCAACGTCCGCGCCTTGCATTGCAGTCTGTCATGCAGTCGGCACGATATGGTCCGGGCACGCCGACGGTTCGATATGGCACCATGTCGAAACCGGCGCCCCGATCGCTGCCGGCAACGTGCTGGTGAACCCGGCCCAGCCGATCATACGTATGGCGGAGGACAGGACGGCGCTAGTTGTCACGTCAAACAACAATGCGGCTTCGGGCACGCAAGGCGGCACGGCGTACACTGCCACGGTTGCCGGCGGGGTTATCAACTCCGGCTTTGACGTGTCGATTAACTTCGACCCGGCGTCGTGCGCGGAGCTGGACAACTTCGCCATCTATGGCGCGGCGTCGAATTTCTATATTAACCAGTCCGACCGTATGTACCGTTCGCAGCCGCTGCAGCCGGCCGTCGTCAACCCCCTAAGCTTTGCCACCAAAGAAGCGCGGGCAGACCGTATCGTGGACTTGGCGATATCTGGCCGCGTTCTGTGGCCCCTGGGCTCGCGCTCGCTGGAACAGTGGTACGACAACGGCACCGATACTGATTTTCCGTTCGTGCCTTACCCTAACTCGCTTTTCTCCGTCGGGCTCGCCGCGCGTCTGTCGCTGGCGGTGCTGCGCGATATCATCATGTTTGTTGCCACCGATCGCCGCATATGGCTTTGCATGGGGCAATCCGGCAAGCCGGTTTCTCCGGCCTGGGTCGACTTGCTGTTGCAGCAACTAACCGCCGCGCAGCTTGGCCAGCTCACGGCGTACGCGTACGGACAGGGCGGCAGTGACTTCTATGTATTGACCATGCCGGGGCTGTGGACGATTGAACTTGCCGGCTCTACCGGCGTTTGGTCCTACCGGCAGTCCCCCGGGCGCCTTGACCATGCCGGCCGCTGCGCGACGGAACATGATGGCGGCATTACATACGTCGGGCTGGACACCGGAGAGGTTTGCACCTTGGACCTTAGCTCCGCGTCGGAGCCCGCCGGCACGCTGTCGCGAACGATCATTACGCCGTGGGTTGGTTCCGAAGAGCAGCGCGCCACTTTCAATGCCATCGACGTGACTTCGTCCATGGGGCCGTCGGCGGGCACGCTCCAACTCGATTGGTCGGAAACGATTGATGAAATGGACGGCGCCGTTCTGGTGACACCCCGCGTATGGCGCGGGGTTCGTCAAATCGTCATGCCGCAGCCCGGCAAGCGTCGCGCAATCGGTCGCGAGTTTGGCACGGGGCGCCGTCGTCAGTTTCGCTTTCAGTATTCAGGGACCCGGGCGCCTTTCACGATTGACGAAATGTACGCGTACGTCACGCCCGGATCATAGAGGATGCAAAATCACGGGCGGCTTTGCTAAGGTGCCCGGAGTGACTTCGCAACGCGATACGCGCCCAGTTCGTGATTGGTGTCGACCGTTCGTACACCGCCATGATTGGACGTTCAAAACGTGAAAGGTGTTGAATAAGCTTCGGCCGGCTGTTGCTGGAAAAGTCCTGCAGTTTGTGGCTGCCGTCGACTGCTTCGAATTGTATCGTGAACATGTCAAAGCCTCTCGTTAGTGTTGTACACAACATAACGTACGTTTGTGGATAAGTCAAGAAATGACCTTAAAAATACCGCCCCCGCCTTTCATCACCGGCAACGAGTGGCAGGGTTTTAATCGCTGGCTGCTAGAGCTGACGTCCATTCTGGCGAACAGCGGGGGCATTGACCCGGCTAGCGTGGCAGGTTTTGAACAAGCGCTGGTGCAGATCGCTGCGAACACCGTTGCCATTCTCGCGCTGGAGGGTTCGTCAGGGAGCCAAGAGATAGAAATTGCTGTATTGCAGTCGCAAGTCGCTGCGCTCGCGGTGGCGCTGGCTGCGGTCAATTCCAGCATTACGACGCTGTCAGCTCGCGCCCAGGTGTTTCAGGGTTCGGGCGCTCCGGGCGCCGGCCTGGGCAATACGAACGACTGGTACGCGAATGTCGGCGGTGCGGCGGGCTCGCGTATCTACATTAAGACGGCACCCGCCGTATGGACGCCGTTCCCGTTCTAGCGGTTTCGCTCTCTACTGATGCCCGCGAGGGGCTGAACTTTGCACTTGGCCCTGATCTCGACGGCAACGTTTGAATAGCCCTTTCGGCCGCTCCGCAGGGCTCTGTGGTGCCCGCCGAGAGTGTTAGTGATCCAGCCAGCCCATTGCTTGATGATGCGCTGTCGCATGTCGTATTGGCCCTTGCGGTATGCTTCTTCGATTGTCACTTTCCGTCTCCTTGCCAGTCTGGGCTTAAGCGAACAACGCTACGCCTTGCACGACGCCCTGAAACTCTTCAAGCGTGCGGCATAGAAAGTAGGCGTTGCCGGCGGCTTCCCATTGCCGTTGAAACTTCTTTTGGTCCGCGTCTTGCTCGCCGTCGTCGTCCTTTAGTTCGATCGCCACGGCAATACGGCCCGGCAGGAACGCCAGCCAGTCGGCTACGCCGTTGCGGACGCCCATTCGCTTAAAGTGGATGATTGCGCCGATGCCGCCTTTGCGCTCGTTGGCGACGTGGAAAATAAGAAGCCGGTTCCACAGCCCGGATTTGTCCAGCCATTGCTTGCAGTGCATCTGCAGGCAAGTTTCGTCGTTCGTCGCGGTTTTGCGCTTCTTAACGGGCTTTTTTCGGGAGAACGCCAAGCTTTTCTAGCCTCAACTCTTGCTCGGGCAGCCACGCTTCCAGGGCCGCCTGCAGCGCTACGGAGCGGTTTTTTATATCCCCGTCCGTGTTACGGGCGATGAAGTCAGCGCGAGCCACCAGCGAAGCCGGCAGGCGGGCGGATATCATTACGGTTTTGCGTTCGGGCGCCATCGTGGTATGGTCTACGCGAATTTGTCATACAATGCAAGGGCTTCCACATGGCTAGTTTTGGCGAAGGGCTCGGGGCGGTAGTCGGTGGCGCCATGGCGTCCAAAGACTTGGAAGCCGGCGTAGACAAGGTCAACGGCATCGCAACCGGCTTCGGCGACACCACGGCGCCTTACAACAGCTTCGGGTCGTCGTTTCTAGCGCCGGCACAGAACATTCTCTTGGGGCAGACCACGAACAAGGACATTGGCGAACAGCGTTTGATGGGCACCGGAAACGACGTACAGCAGTACGGCGATTTCATGAAAAACTATCAGACGTCGGACGCCGCAAAATATGCGATCGGCCAGGGCACGGAAGCCGTTAACAACAGCGCCGCAGCCAAAGGAAAGCTGCTTTCGGGCAGCAACGAACGCGGGCTTGCCACGATGCAACAGGGCATCGCAAGCCAGTTCGCGAACCAAGCCTACGGCCAGTACCTCGCCGGCAACAGCCAGCAATTCGGCCAACTCGAAACCGCGCTTGGAAACATGTTCGGCGCCATTGGCGTGGGCACGACGGTGACCGGCCAGCAAGCCGGCGTTGCCAGTAGCCAGATGGGCGCGAACGCCAACCTTGCAGCCGCCCAGGCAAAGAACGATCAATCGAAGGGCTCCGGCCTGGGTTCGATGTTCTCGGGGCTGGGCTCGCTGGCGACGGCGTTCTAGTCGCCTACGGGTGGTTGAACGCCGGCAACAGCGACAGGACGTTTACCGCTAGATACGCGAGAATGAGGCACGCGAGCCCGACGCGCCACCGGCTGCGGCGTGGGCGGGGTCCTAGTTTGTAGCTGCCGTCGGGCAGCCGCATGTAGGTGCCGTCGGGCCGCCGCCATAAAGGCGCTGGCGGCGGCTCCAGCATCCACATTGCCAGCCACACCAGCATGACAAAAACGAAGAGCACCACCAGCGGAACGTACGGGCCGGCGGCAACGAGATAGGCGGCTACGAACGGGTTCATGATATGGCTTTCGTAGTTTGGGCAAGACCGGCAGACTGATCGTCCTCAACAGCGAAGCCAACATCGTTTAGAAGGGCTTTCATCGCGGCAATGCGTGTCGGAAAGGGACCGGCGCTTTGGCCTTCTTCGTGTGGCTTGCCGTAATGGCGATAACGCCAACCGTCCGACGATTTGAACACGCCGTGTTTCTCTGTCGCGGACGCAGGAGAAGTTTGCGACATAGTCATTCCCTCACAATGGCATAAACGTACACGTCCTGGGGCTCGGGGGCAACGTTCGGGAACACTTCGAACCGTCGCAACCGGCCTTCCAGCTCCGCGCCGGAACGTTCCATAACGCGCTGTACAGGTTTGTTGTCTACGTGGCAATACGCCCACACCCGCCAGATTTGCTGGTGCGTCAAAATCCACTGCACCAGCGGCAGCGCCACAGCCCGGCCGGCGCCACGGGCTCGCCAGTCCCGGCTAAACATGACTGTCAGGGTCGCTTGGTGTCGCTGCGTTTCCAAGCCAACTATGCCCAGCATGTTGGCAGGGGCGTCTTTTGGGCAGACGGCCAGCCACCGGCCGGCGGGGTTGTTCCGGTACCGTTCGATTAACTCCACAGCTTCGGCCACGTCCGTATGCGTACGGAACCCCATATACCGCATAACTTCGGGGTCGCCAGTCAACGCGAACACCCTGGGACCTTCCCAGGGATTTATCTCGCGTACGATGAAGCGGCCAAAGTCGACGTTCACGTCAGCACCACACTAAGTCACGGTCCTGGGCGATTTCCGTTTTTACGACGTTTTCAATGTGCAACGCGGCTTCGCGGGTTTCTTGAGACTTGTTAACACGCCCGGTTTCGTAATGATCGTTATGAAGCCGAAGCATGCGGGCGTTAAGGTCCCAGCCAGTAGTATGCTTAAACATTTTTCGCTCTCCAGCGGTTAAGGTATCTTTACGTACACGTCCGTACGGAACATGTCAAGCTGCATTTTGTCCGAAGCTGCATTTTTCTTTCTGTACAAATGTGGCGGGCGCTTAACCCTGCGTTCATACGCTGCATTCTGACGCTTTTTCGCTGTTGCCCTGCATTCGTCGCCGCAATACTTGATAAACCGCAGCGCGGAGAATGGTTTCTGGCATTCCGGGCAAGGGCGTACCGCGTACCGGCTCATTTGCGCATTCTCGGGGCTTCGTACCCTTCGCAATCCAGCGGCAGTCCGGCTGTCCAGAAACGCGGGCGCTTCATAATCTCGCGGATTTGCGCCGATCGCTCTTTCGCCACGGGCGTGGGCGCCCAGGCTAGAATGCTATCGTACACGTCCAACCCCACGTACACGTCCGGCAGCTCCCGTTCTATGTCCGCTTCGGCTGCCGTGACTAAGTCACGCATCATGCATTGGCAAGAGATTTCCAGCAACGAGCCGCCAAAAGCCTTTTGTCGGAGCATACCGCCGAACTTGGCGCGGAAAAACGCCATTTCGCCGGTATGGCTAATGTGGGCGGAGTAGTGCGGCACGGCCCGACCTGACGGCAAAATCATCCAGACCGTGCCGTGCGCGTCTTTCTGGAATGCCACCTTGCCGGCCGGGAATAGGCGCCCGGGCTGTTCATAAATGGCAAACTTGAAAGCGTCGCCCAGGTCGTACCAAAGCTTGACTAACTTGGGGTTTGCCCGGCGGTACCCGTCGATATCGGAACGGGCTTTGATTTCGGTTATCTCATGACGCTTTAGTCCGTTTTCGGCGGCGGACCTAATCAGAAACGCCATATACGTTTTCCAGCCTAGCTGGTAATTGCCGCCCAGCGTCACGCTTTTAAACGTTTGCCGTTCTTTAGGGTGCGTGTTTTTGGTGGCGTCCCTTGGCAAATGCGGCAACGCCTGTAAAGCGTTGTACATGTACAGATCACTACCGGGCGTCGCAAGAATGCGCAAGCGCTCTTCGTCGCCGGCCTGCCACAAGGCGAAACGCAGCTCCCCTTGGGACGCGTCATTGTCGCACACCGTCCAGCCGTCGGGCGCCACGATGCACCCGCGCAAGCAATCGGTTAGCGCGGTATTGTTGTATTTCTGTCCGCGTTTTAGCCCTTCTATTACGCTGTCGATTGTCGGGCGCCCCTCTTTGCCGTCGTACTTGCCGGAGGGGCGGGCAATGTTGAACATGTT